ATACTATCAAATATGTTGCTTTGCAGCATTTTATCAACGGTCTCGGCGGTCAAGTCTGGGAGTGGCGCGTGAGGAACCCGCTGGTTAATCCACTCCAGCAACTTGGCCCGCTCGGATGGCTTGCACCCGGTCAGCTTGATGCACTCGCCGTCAATCTCGTCCTGCGCCCTTTGCACCGCCAATACGGCGTTTTGGAGCTCCGTAGGGGCCACTGGGACGCCTCGGAGGTTGATCCGCTGGGTAAGGGTCCAGACCTCCTGTTCGACGGCTGTAAGGGGCCTTAAATTGGCTACAATCGCCATCTCTGTGCGTACGTCCTGGGCACAATAATCAAACAGCTGCTTTAATAGCTCCGGGTCGTTATTAAAGACTCCTTTAGCACTGGGCTTGGATAGCTTTTGAATGAGGCGCTTACCAGAGGCGTCTTTTTTGTGCTCCGAGTCCATAAAGGCACCGGCCTCGTCCAGGCTCTGTGGGATGTTATTGGCTGCGGCTATGGCCATGGAGTCAATGCACTGCTCTAGTTTGAGCTCTGGCCAGCCGTACTTGGGCACACAGACGCAGTTCCAGATCGCGTACTCGAACATGGCGTTCCATGCCTGGATCTTGCCGCCCTGAGAGACATGCCTAAATAGTGGGTCTAAATCAAAACTTCCAATCTGCAACACTTTTACATTGTCAGATTGGGTGCCGAACGCAATACACAACACTTCTGTTGTGGGGTCGTTGGCGTAGATGTCCAGCCCGCGATCGGGCAGGTTAATCATGCTACGTGTCTCAAAGTCAATGCTGTAAATCATAATCGCTCCTTAGGCAAGCCGACGTATCGGCGTACGTATAATAATGCAAAAAAGAGGGGAGCCGAAGCTCCCCAAACTACCACCATGTGAAATACTTTTTATTACAAAATTACCCGATCGGTAACTTTTTCCTATTTTTGCTCACTTTTTGTGCAAATGTTCCCGATCGGTAAACTTTTTGTTACACTTAACACACTTTTTGTTTTAAACGCAACACATTGTTACATTTAACACACTTTTTGTATTAAACATTACACATGTTAATGTGCTTAATTACTGTTAACTTCTCTGTGTTGGACATAACATACCAGCGAGAAATCTGCGCCCTGGTTCGTTTGCATCCCCTACATACGTCCTGATCGTTGAGGGTACAGCTCCCGTTGCATGGAGACTTGACTTCCATCTCCATGCTTGGTTCCAGTTCCACAAGTTCAGTGGCGGACAATCCCATACTTTAGATCTCACAGACACCGGCAGAACATGCTAACATCTGCGCGCCCTCTACGTTGTCGGTGTTTTCTTTGAGCTGGCTCCAGTCGACGACTGGGATGCTGGCCTTGAGCTTGTTGTACTCTTCTTCCGTACACTCTTCGTAAGGGGCTTGTCGGTAAGTCCCGCCGTCGTAAGGGAGGTAGGAGACTCCACTAATTTCACCAAAGTGTTCCCAGGTCCAGGCTCCGACAGCTGGCCAGTCTTTTTCAGCAACGGAGATGGTGACGCTTGGCTTGTGCTCGCACCAGTGTCGCTGGTAGGTGAGCCAGAGCTCAAGGTGACTGATTGGGGTGACGTCGTCTCGGACAAGTCCGTCAGGTGCTCTTTGTGGAAAACTGAAGACGGTAGTTTGGGTTGGCTTGTAAACGCAGTCTTCAGCTGGTACTCCTTGTCCAACAAGGAATTGGGTGAGAGGATCTTTTTTATCTCCTCGCACTCTGCGGATATAGTATTTACTATGGCGAGGGTGGATGCCACTCGCCGAATCAACGAGCTGGGATACTGTTCCACTTGGCTTGACGCATGTGATAGAAGCGCTGACAGGGATTCCGAGAGCTGCCGCCCATTCTGTATTTGTTGCTCGAGCGCATTCTCTAAGTTCGTCCAATAAAACATTTAATTCCTCTCCTTGTGTACACAAGAGTTTATTATCATAGATACCTGTGAGCGAGACCCCAAGGAGTCGTTCTTCTTCAGTGTTACGTTGCCACACTTTTCGCAAATAGGGAAATTTAGTGAAGGTGGATTGGATTGTACCAAGTATAGTCGCGAGACGCACTTTCCGTAGCAAGGTTTCTTTGGTGTCGTCATGTCTTACCACACATTCCGACAGGTTACAGAATTGGTAAGGCCGAAGAACGATTTCTGAGCAGGGGTTAGTTCCGAATTCAAAGTTAGGATCACGGTGACCGTATTTCTCCACGGTTTTGCGCGCAGCCTCACGGTTGAATATCCCCCGCTCTCCACTGTGTGAATTGTATAAAGATAGCCACTCTTCCATAAACTTTCCAACGGTAGGCGTCTCGTTATAAACCGCGCTATTGTTGGCGAGCGCACGGTGAGGTGCAGTGTCCCACCAGGGGCCAGATTTAGCATGACGGATCCTTTCATCGTCCAGGTCAGACAACGAGATCATTGCAGAGCGACGCACGCCGCCGACTACAACCACCTCACCAATTTTACACATCAGGTCGTGACACTCTAACGAATTGAGTCGACGTCCTTTTGCGTGCTTAAACATGTTTACCGCGAAGTTAAACAGGTCGACTAATGGTTCCGGCCCAGAGGCTCGTCCACCAAAAGTTTTGAGTCGTGTTCCGGCGGCGCGGACATTGGAGACGTCCCACTTTGGGATCTCTCCGGCCCAGAGGTTGGCCAGGAGTAGACGTAGTGCTTTTGCCCATCCTTCTTTGGAGTCGTGGACGGCAATGGTATGGTCTGACTCAAAAAGTTTCTCTGGCACCTCTGGCAACTGGTTAATGTATTTCGATTCGACCGAAAATCCAACTCCAGTTCCACACAACAAAATAAACATAGCTTCGTCGAAGCTCTTGGGGTCATCCACTGGGAGATAACTGCAGTTATAGACGCAAGTATTGTCACGGTCGGCACTCTTTCCTGCCGTCATAATGGCGCGCATCGACGGCATAAGTTCATGGTTTTTAATTGCGGCGAATAATTCGTCTTTCAACGCAGAATTTGCGGCGATTACGGGGGTACGGCTAAAAATGTAGTCTACAAAACGCTGCACTGTCTCGTCCCAGGTCTCGCGACGACCCTTGTCGTCTTGATAGCGGGCATAGCGGCTGGCGGCAATGTATTCTCTGTACTGATCCATGGTGTCTTTCTTGTTATATGGTTAATTTAAGGGCAAAAAAGCCGGAGTGGTTTCCACCCCGGCTCAGCCCATCTACTGGGTACTACAAATTACGCGTTTTCTAAATACGCTGCAAGCGTCTTAGTAAACTTGTTGGCGTGGCTGCGTTCTGCCTTTGCCAATGTTTCAAACCAATCTGCAATCTCGTCAAAGCCTTCATCACGTGCTGTCTTGGCCATGCCTGGATACATGTCGGTATACTCATGTGTCTCACCTGCAATCGAGCTCTCTAGTGCCTCTTTTACTGAGCCCGCTGGCAAGCCTGTCTCTGGATCGCCTGCGCCGCCAGTGATCAGGTACTCCATGTGCCCGTGGGCATGACCTGTCTCACCTTCTGCAGTTGATCGAAACACCGCCGCAACATCTCCGGCGCCTGCCACGTCAGCCATGTTCGCAAAGTACAAGTAGCGACGATTGGCTTTTGATTCACCGGCAAATGCCTCCTTGAGGCAATGCTCGGTCTTGGTTCCTTTTACTGATTTAGACATATTTTTCCTTATACTGCAAAGTCAGCAGCTGCTGTTGTGGAGCCACCAAACTTCTCGCCGTCTTCCAGTTTCTGAACGTTGTTCAAACCGGCAGCGATGCCCTTAGAACCGCTTGTATCGTATGGATATAATGTGATCGATGCACGACCATAGCAACCTGAGTAGAACTCGCTGGTGTCAATGATTGGGTTTAGATCAGCGTCAACAATACCTGGCTTTTCGTTGGAGCTGGCGTTGATGAAATAGTGACCTGCGTATGCTGGATCTTCTTTCTCTGCGTCGCCGTCACGCAAGCCGCCTTTGAGCATCTTAGGAACTGAGCCGCCCCATACTGCTGCGTTGGCTGTCTTGCACTCCTCAAACGCCTTCTTAAAGCGCGTCACGGTATCTGTATCTGTCTTAGGGATCAAGATCGATACGGAATACTTCAGTGTGCCGTTAGGCGTGGTGCCTGGTGTGAATACGTTAGCGTAAGAGAAACGTACTTTGCCAGTTACAAACTTAATCTTAGTTGATTTTGTAGCCATGATGATTGTTACCTTTTTAACTGTAAGACCAGACTTCAATCGGGGCTGGTCTGTCTACCCGTACACATAATAATGCAAACTTACTGGTACTACTTGTTTCACAATGTGAAATAATTATGAATCGTACAAAATGCCCAGGGTGCTCATTGCCTGCCGTATTGCCAGGGCGCGGACAAAGTCCTCCCGGTACTCCTGCTCATCTAAAATACCTGGATCATCTGCTACAATGTCCAGGATTTCATGAATTGAATCACGCAGCATGTAGACACTGTGCCGGTCTCTGCTGCCAGGTAATCCTTCAAAATCTTTTTCAAACTGTTTAATTAGTATCTCAGGCACTTCAAACTCTGATCCGTAGTACTCTACCTTCATAAGCGCCTTTACTTTGCTACCATGACCAATCCTACATTGCCCAGGGCATATCCAAGAAACATGATGCCGGTGCCGACACCACCCTTAATAAACTGGTCGATTGCTACCGCAAAGTAGACCAAGCCAATAACCGCAATTAACCAGGAACTCATGCGAAGTCCTCCTTGGCGCCTTCCTTGGTGCGCACCAGCTTTGGTGATCCCTCAGGGCGCTGCACTAGATCGCCGAGCCATGCCGCCACCTGCTTGTTCATCTTTTCCAATGAGGCCAGCGATTTGAGCTTTGGGGCCTCCCAAATTAAATCTGGGCTCATACCCTTCTCGACTAAAACGGTGGCCGCCAGGGCGCTGTCAGCGATCTTACGGTGGGTTGACGTGGTGCCTAGCTTGTAGCCCGGTGGTACTACCCCCTGGTCTACTGCTCGCGCCAATGCAAACTCTTCTACGTCGTTAACCCAGGTCTTTAGGTTTTGGGCTTTAACGAGGACTTCACTGATTTCTTGTTCGTCGAGGAGGGCCGGCGCTTTGAACTCTTGGCGGGCAAGCTCGGTGTTGAAGTCGGAGCGGGCGCGGCACTGCGCTTTTGCGCGGCAGAAGCCACACCACTCGCCGGGGAGGAACTCGCCTGCGCCGCTCCACGCCTTCTTGGCTTTTTGTTTAACGTAGTAATTTGCCCAGTCGATGAGCTTGGCGATGCTTGTGCCGTCCGTGCTGATTGAGTCGAGTCTTGGTTGGTGGATTGTGTAGCTAACTTCTTTGAGCTCTGGGTAGTCTTCTTTGAACTTGGAGTACGCTCCGAGCGCGTAGAGCCTGAGCTGCGTGTTGTCTTGCGCTGAGACGGGGATGCCTTTTCCAAACTTGAGGTCGATGACTCTGATTGAATGCTTTGAAAGTATAACGACATCCGCAGTACCAAATCCGTCAGGTACCCAGTCGCTGAAATCCACGCGCTGTTCAAATAGTGGGGTATCACCCTCACCGATTTGGCTGCGGACGTATAAAACGTAACTATCGACGTGAGCCTTGAAATCGTCATTGTAGTAGGGTGTTGCTTTGATGGTGCTAACTTCATTCTCATACTCCTCTGTTCCAATTTGTTCAAAATGGTATCTTAGTTTTAACTCTGCTAGTGTGTGGGCTGTGGTCCCCTCTTGTGAAAAATCAAATGCGCCTGCTGCGCGCTTTTGTTCTGGAAGGGTCGCCTCTAGTTTGGCACTGGGTGTACACATTAGCCATCGTTTACTACCCGATGCTGATAAAAGGGCATGAGCTGTCATTTTAGTCTTTCAAGTCTGTTTAATCGTATATATAATAATGCAAATTTTGCACTATTTTTCCTGTAATTCTGAATTATATTTTTCTAAATATACTTGGGCGGCTTTTAATTTATCTAAACAATCTTCAAAAAAGCCTATACCCGGATTGCATTTAGTACAAAGTAATCCTCGAATTTTTCCGGTTGTGTGACAATGATCCACATGTGCTGAAGCTAAATTACTAAAGGCAATTTGGCATATTTCGCATTTTCCATGCTGTTTTCCAAACATTACTAATTTTTCATCAAGCGAAATCCCATAAGCCTTTTGCAGCTTTTGGTTTTTTCTTTTATTTGAGTTTTTTAAATGATTGTTTTTACTATATATTTTTACACAAGATCTGCATGTGTTTTTGTGTTTCTTGGTGTCACTTCTTATAGTAAATTCAGATAGCGGCTTTTGCTCACCGCATTTGGTGCACTTCTTCATTGATACCCTCATTGGTTTATTGGTGAACTAGCCGGTGAATGAGCACCGGCAGGGGAGCTACCCCGTTCGTTCGTTGATTGGTACTACTCTTTTAAAGCCTTAATAAGATCTGAAACTTCTTTAGAGAAGTCAACGACCACCTCTTGTTTCACTGTAGATTTAATCTCACGATTTTCTTTATACGTGTCGCTAAACTGACCACGGACTGCTATTTCAACCATGCGTGTGTTAAAGTTTTTATTATCTACGTTGGCCAGCATCATGCGCTCCCAGTATGCTTGCGAGTGCACTAACGCCAAATCCAACGCCTCTGCAAATTCCGGATACTTTTCCTTATAGTTTGCTGCGGTGGCCTTGGAAATACCCAAGGCGCTCCATATAATTTTTTGGCTTGCGCCTTCCTTACCAAGCTCGATCATTGTCTGACACATAGCTGGATCGTATTTTGATGCTGGAGATTTTTTAGCTGCCACACTTCCACCTTTTCAAAGCTGCTGCTTTTCTTGTTGGCTTACCATTCTCGTCCTTCATCGGACCCTTGACGCCACTCATGCGTGCGCAGAATGAATCCTTACGTGAGCCGCCTTCTGGCTGCGGTGCCTTAAGATTTGATCCGGTGGCTGCATTGTACCGGGCTCTCCCTTTGGCAGTCAGGCCGGCGCCTTTGGAGGCTGGTAGCTTTTCACCGCGGCCAATTGCTAGGGATGGGGCTTTCTTTGTCGTTGCCATTATTTTTTCTTTGGAGGTTTTGCTGTCTTAGCGGACTGCACAAATGCGTCCTTAGTTGGTGCGCCCTTGGCACCAGGCTTGCGCATCTTCTCGCCGCTGCCGGCCTTGATGCGCTCTTGTTTGGCGTGAATGTTTGCGTACAAACCGGGTTTAGCTGCCATTATTTACTTTCTTATTAGTTGTAAATTTACTTTGTTATTGGTGCCCCCGCCATGATTTGAACACGGGACCCCCTGATTACAAATCAGGTGCTCTACCAACTGAGCTACAAGGGCGGGGTGAGTAGGACAGGGAATACTTTTTTGGGTTACCTCTTATTAAGTGGCGGTGCCTCCGACACTCCTACTCATTGAAACTTAAAACGCGATGCCAATACCGTTGACACGCTTTACAATTTTAGTCAGCTCGCGCTCGTTGGCGTCGCTAACAAATTTGTTAATCTCTACTGCCTTCTCGATTACCTCTTCCACGGTTGGGAACTTAGGCGCTAAATACGCGAAGTCTTTGGCTGTCTTGTCCATGGCGTCAAACGCCTGCAAGTTGGCCTTGTACTGCTGCTCGAGGAATTCTTTGGCTGTGTTTAAAATGCTGAAACGCAATTCGTATGGGTTCATTGTAAATCTCCTGTGTGTTGTGTGTAAAAGTGCCGTCTTTCCGGCTGCCAGTGTTATATAGCATGCCACCTTGCTTTCGGGCGACCGAGCGTCCCCAGTCCAAAGCGAGATAACGTTTTAAGTTACCTGCAAGGAGCGCTTCACAGCGTGTCCTATATATAATAATACAAAAAAGCTCTGGAATCCGCCCTACATGTCGTCCGGGACGATAATCGTCTTCTTTGGGGCCGAGGGAGGGGTGTTGCCACCATGCTCCTTGCGGTACCGCAGGGCGTCATTTAGGATCATCTTGGTCATAGCCAGCGCCTTTTCCTGGTGCTCCTGCTCCATTTGGGCGCTGGTTTTTGCTGTCTTTTTCTCTACTTCCTTGATGATGTTGTTGCTGACTCCGGCGTGCTTAAGCAGTTGCTTTAGATTCATCTTGTGCCTTTGCTACCGCGGCTAAGCTCTCCTGGGCTTGTTGCACCTGAGGACCGGCCTGCTGCTGGATCAAGTTAATAAACGCCACTAAAGTCGTCGCTGGTACCTGGTTGGGTGTGTTTAGGATGTTTAGCAGTGCGTTAACTTCCTTTACCGCAAACTCCAGGGTTACCACAAAATCATCTACTGCCGGGACTGTTGAGTCGTTGCTCATTTTTTACTTCCTTTCTTCTTTGGTTTAGTTTCATTTAAAAAATCATGTGCTTCGCCGAACAGTGCGTTTCTTGCCGCTAACTGTTCTGGATCGGTGCAGTACTGATTCAGCTCCATCTTGCGACAATATGTGTCCATCAGTTTTTCGCATCTTAAATCATGGAGCGTTTTTATTCCAAGTAAAGCATTGAGAACTTCGTCTTCAGTCATCGGTGTCGGGTGGTCACCATAATGCTGAAACAATAATTCAATGTCATCGCTTGTCTGCCAAGCCAACATAATAGCTGACTCTAAATCTATTTTTAAGTTCATTTCTTTTTTACCTTTTTCTCAAATTGCCAGACAAACCATTTACCTACAACCATCAAGGCCTCCAGATATTTTGTTAGATCTTCAATGTCTTCCTGTTGGTGAGGTGCCGGCTTTTTTATTTCTTTGAGTCGCTTGAGTTCGTGGCTGACCATCTTGTAGGAGTGCAATAGTTCGTGCTCCACTAGCTGGTCTGTAAACTCGTCTGGTACATCAATCTGCATCTTCATACGTCAGTCCCTTTATCAAATACCGCGCACGTCGCCGCGGCGACAGTCACCTCTGGCTTAAACGGTAACGCATAAAATTGCTTTTTCATTTTCTTACAGTGATCCTGTGTAAGCGCCTGTGTGCTTGTGACAAAGTCGCAGCTTGTCCCAATGCACATTACTGATACAAAAATAAACCCTAACATTTTACCCTCTTCTGGATCTCGCGATCGATGTACCACCTGGCCTTGCGTAGATCTTCTACTGCGTCGTGCTTCTCGTCTGCGCGCCAAATATATTTAACTGCGTTACCAAGACAAAACCCCATGTGCTCCGTGATCGTGATGCACTCAATACCAGACGGGTGGCTGAGGTAGTGCTTGGGCTTATTGACTGCGTCGTGCATTGTGCTTTCTCCTTAGTTCGTTTTCTACTGCGGTTACCTCTTCTAAACTGTCGCATACCCAGACCGTCTGAAACCCTGGAAAACTGTTGAGGTCAACGTCCTCTACACCAGTGATCGTCTCAAACATAGGGTAGCCATTGTATATACGCTCTACAACAAAATGACTCATAGGCCTAGCTCCTTCTTAATAAACTCCACTCCCTTGGAGAAGTGGTAGCGCCAGTACTTTTCTGTTACTGCCATGTCGTGGTACGACAGGCCATCTAAAAAACCCTCAATGACAAACTTTTGTTTGACTGGCATTTTATCGGCGATCAGGCGGCGAATGTCCGCTATGTCTTCTGGATCCCATGGTAGCCAGCCCTCAATAATCTGCATCGATGAGCTATCAATGTCGTCCTGTTCAATCGGATCTACGTCCTCGTCCGATAGTCTAGGAGCTACTGCGTTTACTTTGTGTTTGGTTTTTGTTCTCATAATGTTCTAAAAATTGCTGCAGAATAAACGTTGCCCATACCAGCGGCAAGACTCAGGATGTTGTGGCCTGTACCACCAATGATTAAATCATTTGACAAAAATACTTCGTCCCGCCTAGTCCTGTTTGGTATGCCTGGTATTATACCATTTCGCATATCGTCTAATAACAGGCATGTCTCCAGCAAACCTGACGCGCCCATGGTGTGGCCAATACGTTGTTTGTATGATGTGGCCAAAAACTCACGGTGGAAGATTTGCTGGAGCGCTGCCTTTTCTGACTGGTTGTTGGACTTGGTGCCAGTGCCGTGCGTCTTGACTACTTGTATATCACTGGATGATATATTAGCCGTCTGCAATGCGCCGGCTGCCGCCCTGACAAATCCTTGACCATCTTCACGCTGACCAATAGCGTTAGTGCTTTCTTCTGCCGCGGTATAGGCGCCGAGGAGTTGCGCCTTACTATTGCGTGCGTACTTAGCATTCTCAAAGACTGCCAGGGCGGCGCCTTGCCCAATATTAAAACCAAAATTATGATCGTCGAATGCCGATGGTAGGATGCCTTGATCTTCCTGATCTTTAGTAAGGCATGCCTTGGATTCTCCAAAAAACTTCAGCACTGGATTACTGACTGCGTCCTCCAGGGTTAACACAATAACGCGATCAAAGCCGTAGAGCATGAACAGCTCGCGCACGTTCATCATTACCTTGAGGCTAGATGCGCATGCACTGGCGTCGGTGATGACCATGTCACGGGCGCCGCACATCTGCGCTATACGTCCGGCATATACCTGCGTCAACGACAAGGCCAGGAACTTATAGTCGTAGGTTAGCTTGTTGTCAATGCCGGTCTTGTTGTGGACGCCGGCAAAGTGTGCGTTGCCTGATGCCAAGATAAACGCCGTCTTGCCGTCACGCTCCCGCAGGTCGGCCAAGAGCTCAGGATCGAGCACCTTGTCTGCCAGCTTGTGGGGCGCGTAGACCAATCCTGACTGTGCGTTCTTGTACGTATCAGCAAACCAGTGCACGCGCTGTGGGTATGGAATGTCTTCCATCATCTCAGTCTGTGTGGTACTTGCCGTACGATAGTCTGTCAGGTAGATATTCACTTTACGCTTTCCAGGGCTTCTTGGATGTTAGTGGGTTCTTTTGTTTTATGCACTTCCATAAACACAAACATATCAGCGACGGTTACTGGCTGCATTACTTTAGCCACCTCTTCTTCTACCCCATAGATGTCGCTGAGGTAGATGCCAATCATAAGCAGGTCGAGGCTGTCTAGGCCTGTCTCTGCTAGGGGTTGGTCGAGCGATGTCGCCGTGGCTCCCATCGAATTGACGGGGATCACGATCGGAATAAGGCTGTTAAAGAGTTCTAATTTATCCATGCTTATAATAATGCAAAATTTAGGGCGTCTAGCAAGGCATCTTGCAAATTTATTTTTCCGTCCAATACCTTGACGACCTGCTCGTCGATGCTGCCGGCCATGGTCAGGTGATGTATAATAACCGGCTTTTCTTGCCCTTGGCGGTAGATCCTAGCATTCGCCTGGATGTAGTTCTCTGAGCTCCATGGTAGATCGAACCAGACCGTTTGTGCTGTGTCTCCAACGTTGCACTGCAGATTGAGCCCGATTCCCCCGCTTTGAGGGTGGGCAAGGAGCATACGAATCTCGCCACGACGCCACGCCTCAATGTTGTCATCGTCCAGCACCACCGCCTCTGGGAACAGAAGACGTATTCGCTGGAGCGAATGCTTGAAATGATAGAAGACAAGCGTGGGACTTGAAGATTCTTCCATGATCGACTCAAGACATTCCAGTTTAGCGCGGTGTACCTCTTGTGCCTCTCCCGCTTCATTGTAAACTGATCCAGACGTAAATTGGAGGAGCTTGTTCGCCAGTGCCGCTGCTGTCGGAGCTGTGATCTTTTCTTTTTTGATGTCAACGACCATGTCTTTTCTAAGTTGGTCATACTGTTTCCTTATCTGTGGGTCAAACGCGATCGGGTGGTAGATGTTACTTAGCGTCGGTAATTGTAGATAATCCTGTGCGTTTAGTGACAGGCAGATGTCCGAGATCTTATCGTTGATTACCTTGTCACAGCCCTCTTTTAATTTCCAACTATACACCACGCGTGTATGGCGATTCATCTGATCCGGGGTCATGTACTTGTCCCGGAACCGGGTCAAACTAGTCTCCAGACGCTGTCCTAAGTCTAATATACCCACCTGAGACCAGAGATCTTGCATGCCCTGAGGGGTAGGTGTACCCGTCAGGATTAAACGCCTCTGGAAGGCCTTTAAATGCTTCTTAAGTGCCTTGAATCGCTTGGTGCTCGGATCCTTAAACCGGCTGGACTCGTCAATTACTAAGTTAGTGAACACTAACTTGTCTGAAAGGCCACAAAGCCATGCCACGTTCTCAAGGTTGATCAGGTAAATGTCTGCCTCAGCCGATAACGCGGCGAGTCTTTTCTCTGGACTCCCAATAATCTTTGAAACTCTCAAGTGTCTTAGGTGTTCCCACTTCTTGACCTCCGCGTCCCATACCGTCTCCGCCACTCGCTTTGGTGCGATAATTAAAGTCTTCCCAGTGAATTGCTCGGCTATTATGGTCAGCGTCGTCGTAGTCTTCCCAAGTCCAGGGGGTAGAAACAGACCCAAGTTCGGCAC